AGTGAACGTGATTTGGGTAACTGTAGCAACAATGATGAATTTTTTGAGCAATTCAAATTCATAAGTAAAGAACTATACAGAGTTCTTATGCCGGGCAGATTGATGTCCGTCCATTGTATGGACATTCCGCTAATGAAAGAACGAGACGGATATATTGGTTTATCTGATTTTCCTGGAGATTTAATTCGGTTGTTTCAGGAAATGGGGTTTATTTATCATTCAAGGGTTGTTATCTGGAAAGACCCACTTATTGAAGCGACAAGAACAAAGGCTATTGGTTTAATGCACAAACAAATTGTTAAAGATTCCGCAATGTGCAGAAACGGATTACCTGATTATCTTATAACGTTCCGAAAACCGGGAAATAATCTCGAACCAATAGCACACCCGGAAGGATTTACAGAATTTTATGGTCAAGGAAATATACATGGTAAAAAAGATGATCCTGTATATTCTCATCATGTATGGAGAAGATACGCTAGCCCTGTTTGGATGGACATAAAACAAACCGACACTCTTCAATATCGTTCGGCGCGAGATGAAAAAGATGAAAGGCATATTTGTCCTCTACAATTAGGCGTTATAAGAAGAGCCATAGAATTATGGACAAACGAAAATGACGTTGTTCTTTCACCTTTCGGCGGCATTGGAAGTGAACCTGTTGTTGCTCTGGAAATGAATCGTAGGGCAATCGCTGTTGAATTAAAAGAAAGTTACTACAAACAGATGAAAGCGAATTGTGCTGAAGCAGTAAAAATAAAAAATGCTGATTTATTCGCAGAGGAATAATTTTGGTTTCTAGCCGCTCGTATGAGTTGGCTCAAAAATATTTTTAGGAGTTGTTTATGAGTGATGAGAACAAAAGAATCGTGGAGATTAACGGCGTAAAGCTGGAAGTCGATCTCCGCACGGCAAAGGTTATCGACCATTTCAAAGTGGGCGATCCGGTTCGGGTGTATCACCCGAAGAGAGACCATTATAGCGCGAGCATTAAAGTTGGCGTAATTGTGGGGTTTTGTGAGTTTAGTAAAACACCCGCGATTGAAGTTATGGAATTGAACGATGAGTACAGCGGCATCGAATTCAGAACCATAGTTATCGGACAAGACATAAACGAAGAACTTCAAATTGCGGCTTATGACAAGTATGAAGGGCTTATCTCCCGGTCAAACGTTGTTGAAAAATTCGACAGGAAGATTCAGGAAGAAGAGCTTAAACTTGCGGATTTGAAGTTGAAAAAAGAATACTTTATCAACGATTTCGCAAAAGCCTTTGAGCGGATTATTCCTAAAGACTAAGGGCGTTATATGAAAATAACAAATGTGAAAGGGCTTCCCGAAGCGTTGGTCAAAGCGATTGAACTCAAACCGCATAACGCGCCGGGCAGTTTATCGGCGACAACCCTGCTGAAAAACGTAAAGCAGATTTTACTCACCGAGCGGCATTGGGACGAAATTGAGGAAGATGTTATGGACCGCTTCTATATGCTTATCGGTACGTCCATGCACAAACTTCTCGAACACGAAGGGAAAAACGACTTCACCGAAGAAACTATGTCCCAACAAATCGGCGGTATGACTATCACAGGGAAAATTGACCTTTACAACATGGAAGAAGGAATTATCGTAGATTGGAAATCTTGCAGCGTCTACAAAATTATCAAAGGCGACTTTGACGACTGGCGAAAGCAGGGCTTAATTTATGCCTGGCTTTTACACAAGAACGGCTTTCTGGTTAAAACTTGCAGGTTCATAGCCATAATGAAAGATTATTCAATGCGAAAAGCCAGGCAATCTCAATCTTATCCTGAATCCCCTGTTTACGTCTATGAATTTGCGGTAACGGAAGAACTGCTTGCGGAAATTGAGGGCTTTATTGAACGTAAAATTTCCGAATACCAGCGGTTCGCCGAACTTCCCGATGACGAAATTCCAGTCTGCACAAAAGAAGAGCGTTGGGAGGACGCGACAGTCTACTCCGTTAAAAAGACAGGAAACCAAAAAGCGACAAAAAACTTTTATTCACAGTCGGAAGCGGAAAGTTTTGCCGCCGCGAAGGGAAAAGAATTTTCAGTGGAAAAACGCCCGGGCGAAGCCAAGCGTTGTATTGATTATTGCTCTTGCTGCACGTTCTGCAACCACTACCGCGATAACGTCGAAGTCAGTTTGACAAAAGAGTTTGAAAAAGTGGAAGCGAAAGCGCAGGGAAAAGAACAAACAGAAGAAGTCAGTTGGTAGGAGGAAAAAATGGGTATACCAATTCTTATTATCGGGGAGAGCGGAACAGGAAAATCAACTTCAATCCGCAATCTCAAAAACGCCGGAATCATCAACGTATACGGTAAACCGCTTCCATTCAAAAAAAATATGGAAGGCGTAAAAATCGTAAATAACATTGACGATTGTAACAAAATTATTGCGCTGTTCAGAAAAACGGAATCTGATGTAGTTGTCGTTGACGACTTTCAATATCTGCTTGTCAATCAGTTTATGAACCGCGCAATGGAAAAGGGCTATGACAAGTTCACGGAAATGGCGAAGGCTTACTATGACGTAATTGACGCAGTCCGTAAACTTCCTGCTCAAAAAAGGATTTATTTCCTTTCACACAGCGAGCGTGATAACTTCGGGAACGTCAAAGCCAAAACAATCGGCAAACTTCTCGATGAAAAAGTTACCGTTGAGGGACTTTTCACAATCGTATTAAAAACGGTTGTCGCGGAAGATAAATATTTATTCCAGACAAAGAACTCCGGGCAGGACACCGTAAAATCGCCAATGGAAATGTTTACCGAAGAATACATACCAAACGATCTTGCGGAAGTGGATAAAATTATTTGCGAATATTACGGCATAACGCCGCCGGAACCGAAAAAAGAAAATCCGTCTAATGCCGGCGGTGAAGGAGGCGAACAATGAACGGTGGATTTTGGGACGATGTAACTCCCGATTCAGTGGCCGCCGCTTCTGACGGGTTCAAAGAATTTGTAATAGGCGAAAATGAAGCCTATATTAAAAATGTTGCGGAAAGCGTTTCACAGAGCGGAAATGATATGTTGGTTGTTACATTCGCCAACGATGACGGCGCTGAATTAAAGCACTACATCGTAGAAGGCGAATTTAAACAGCAAAAGTTAAAACAACTTTATACGGCATTTAACATTCCTATTGGAAGCAAAACAACAAATAACTGGATTGGCAGGCGCGGCATAGTCGTCTGTAAACAGGGAAAGCCGAATAATAACGGAAATATTTACAACCAAGTCAGTTATCTGCGACCGTTGAAGAACGGCGCGCCTGCGAGCCGTCCTGCGAACACTCAGCAAAACCAACAGCGACAATCTCAACAGCCGCCGAATAACCATACGACAGGACAAACACAGAATACTGGTTCGGGTGATGATTTTGTAGATGACATTCCGTTTTAGGGGAAGGCGATGAGTAAAATCTTGGTAACCGCGCCGGGCGAATTTTCCGGCGACCAATTAAAGGTAGGCAAATACTACAATGCGGAACTTGCGGACGAGGGAACGGAAAGGCAGAACAAAACTTTCCACGCCCTTATTCTGTGTTATTGGGTGTCTGGATGTCATTCATATAACGCTCGCAGTTATGAGCATTTTAGGGAGTTGATGAAACTTTATCTTGGCGCGGGTACCGAGAAATGCTGGAGCCTTGTAAACGAGGACGGAACGAAATGTCCCGGCGGTCGTATAACATACCGTTTGAAAAGTTGGTCTGATTACACAAAAAAAGAAAGACAGCTAACGATTGACAACATTATAAACGAGATGTTTCAAGTCGGCGTAAATACGCCGCGCTTCAACGAAATACTAGACGGAATGCAAGAGAGGCAGGCTGAAAGGGAAAAAGCAGAAGCGGAAAATAATTCATTACAGGAGAAAGAAAATGGAAATAATCAAAGTTCCAATTAGTAAAGTTGAATCATTAACAGACCGACTATACGGCGGCGTTGGTGATATTAAAGTTCTCGCGGAGAGCATTAACGCCGTTGGTATTATTCACGCTCCGGCGGTGAAAGAAGTGCAGGATAAAAAAGGTTATTACCGTATTATCGCCGGACGCAGGCGTTACGAAGCCGCGAAATATTTAGGGCATAAAAATATTGAACTTAAACTTTATCCTCAAAACGCTGACGAGGAAGCCATTGCGTTAGCCGAAAACGTGAACCGCGAGGATATGCACCCACTTGATGAAGCTGAAAAGTTTAGGCGCGAAATTGACAACGGAAAGTCCGTTGAGGAAGTAGCCAAACTTTACGCACGCAGTATTTCTGGAATACAGCAGCGCATAAGGCTGACAAAACTTCTTGACGGAATTAAAACTATGTTCCGGGACGGAAAAATAAACCTTTCCGGCGCGGCGCTCATAGCAAGCCTTCCCGAAGAAGATCAAGAGAAGTTTCTCAAAAAGTTCGCTGATAAAAACAGCATAGGAACATGGGAAATAACCAATTTTATCAGTTCAGTACAGCGTTTTAAAATTAAACACATAGCGGATAAAAAATGCGAGAAATGCAAAACAAGGACGTTTATTTCTACGCCCGGTCTTTTCGAGGATTTTAACGGACTTGAGGACGTGTGTTTCAATCAGGAATGTTATGCCGAAAAATGGAAAGCGTTGATAGGGAAACTTATCGCCAAAGAGGAAAAGGAAAATAAACTAAAAACGGAAAACAAAATTATCCTAAACCGCGGTATCCCGAACTTCCTGCCTGCGAAAACAAAAGCCATGACAATAGGAGAAATCGAATATACGCTCATTCCGCAAAACAGTCATTCATGGAATAAATCGAAAAAGAAAACGTCCGCTAATACCGCATGGCTTGTTTCATTGGACTGGTCAATGACAAGCGGTTCCTATGATGTAACGGTTGAGAGGGTGGACTACAAAGCCTCCCAAAAAGTTAGTTATTCAGGCTCTTCGTCATCTTCAAAAGCGGAACAAAACGATCCTGTTAAAACTTTTTTCATTGACCTTCTGCCGGACATCAAGCCCGAAGAGAAAAAAGACATTGCGGAAAAGATGAAGAAAAAGCACGAGTACGCATGGCATTTTTTCAACGACATTGAAAAAGGGATTATGGAAACAATCATCGACAAACGGCTTCACAGCGAGGACAAGGAAAGCGTCGCGGCTCTTTTCGTTGAAGAAAACTGCGAGGGTGAAGGCAAAACAATCGATCCCGATTACCAGCCGTTATTCGATATGGTATTCGGAACGGAGTTTGATATTTCACAGATACCCACGGAACCGTATTTTGATAAATTATTCCGTGTGTTATTGGCTTTAAGCTTAAAGAACGAGGATTTGCCGGGCTTGCGCGATACCGAAGAAGAATGGCAGGACACGGAAAAAACAATCTTCTGGCGGTTCGCCCAAATTACTCGTGAGGAATATATCGAGTATTACACAAAATTATTGACCGAAGCGATACGAATGGAAACAAGCGGAACGGCGGCTGATGAACCGAAGGAAGAGGAAACGCAGGAAACATCATATTGCAATTCGCAGGACGATGAATCACAGGAAGATGAAGAATAACCGATTGGGAGTAACCGGCTCGGAGTATCCGGGCTGGTTCTCTCTTTATTGTTACGAGAAAAAACGAAGGGAGGAAAAATGACGCTAAGAGACGCAATAGACAGAGATCAATTTTACATTGACAATGTTTCCTATTCGGATAACGACCTTAAAGCCATGTCTATTCAAGAACTTGAAACGTTGAAACTGCTGATAACAAAAAAATTACAAGGCTTGTATTTGGCGTTAAAAGAAAATCAGACAGATGAAAATAATCCGTTCTTAAAGGAATTGATAAATAAACAGAAGCGCGCAAAATATTTTAACGAAAATGTTTTGACATATGTAAATACACTGATTAAGTGCCAACGGTCGCAGAAATTATCGCTTGCCGAACATTTTATGGAACACGCTAAAGAAATCCTGCCGCCGGTTCTGTATGAACAGGTAATGCACGAAGCGCAGGAAAGCGCAAAGGGAGATCAACATGAGCAAGAATTACAAAGTTAGCGATTTAATATTATTTTTAACTTTTCTGCAGGAAGAAATGAAAGTAAGAAGGATTTATTTTATCCACGCCGCTCAAGAACCCGGCAAAAATTATATAGAGTTCATGGTTCTTGACGGGACTAAAAAGAAAAACAATGTTCATACCCTGCGAATATTTGAAAACGGAATTAAAAACGCCAATTATTTTCCGCCGGATTTTCAAAGTAATCCTAGTCAATTTAAGCGTTTCAGAAATTGGCTAAGGAGGAACCAATGAAAGGTGAAATTAATAAAGATTATTTTTGTGCCGCTCATCGTGATCCTAATGCCTGTCATGGGTTTGACAATATGTATACTGATGGCTGTTTCAAGCGGTCAAAATATTCTTCAAGGCGGCAAAGTAAAAATACCTTGCATTGCGAAGACTGCCATCGAAAACACCCTACGCCTGAACAATTTAAAGAGGAGTACGGCGAGGAATATCCTGATGATAGCCCGGTGTATGTCGATTATACAGACAAATATGGCGTTAAATATAATTGGAATATTGATACATTTGGACGTGCTAAAGGTTATTTAGAAAATAAAGAAAATAAAAATTTTTTTATAATCTGCGTCTGTACTCCCTTTGGCAAGCCTGATGAAAAATGGAGACCAGAATGAACAGAACACGGATTGAATGGTGTGATAGGACATGGAACCCGGTTACTGGTTGTAAACACGGCTGTCCTTACTGCTATGCCGCTAAAATGGTCAAAAGGTTTGCGGGCAAGAATTACAGAAATGACTTTCAACCTGATTTTCATGCTTACCGCCTTGACGAGCCGCAGAGAATAAAGAAACCGCAAAACATTTTTGTATGTTCTATGGCTGACCTGTTCGGGGATTGGGTTCCCGACGAATGGATTAAACAAGTTTTTGACGCTTGCGAACAAGCCCCGCAACACCGATATATATTCTTGACGAAAAACCCAAGACGTTATCTATATACATTAAATGTAGCGTTAGAAGGTTATAATTTAGATAACTGTTATTTTGGCTCAACTATCACAAATGAGAGCGATAAATATTTTTACAGCGATAAACACAACGCATTTGTAAGCATTGAACCGTTGCAGAGCAGTTTTGAAAACGGCTCATTACGCCTGATTAAATGGGTGATAATCGGGGCTGAGACGGGCAACAGGAAAGGAAAAATTATACCTGAAAAAAAGTGGATTGAGAACATTACTGAAAGATGTAAAGGGCAAAATATTCCTATGTTCCTCAAGAACAGTCTCGCTCCGATTTGTGGCGAACCGCTGATACAAGAGTATCCATGGGAAAACGGGGTAAAAAATGGCAAATAGACCGCTTAAAAACACCCAAAAAAAGCCCTCTATCACTAGTGATAACAAGCGCAAAACAAAAAAGGGTAGTTCTTTACCCAAAACGCAAAATAAAAGCGATACAGCGCGTTTTTATAAAGTCGAATTCTGGATAACCAAAGATGAATTTGACAGCGGAAAACCGTTTTTTGAGGACACAAAATATATGCCTAAATTCGCCGTTGAAGCCTACAGGGAAAAAGTGAAAAGAGCGGAAGCGGCTGACAGATTTACAAAAAAACGGTCGCAAGAGGGGAATATAAAATTTCTTAAACCAATTTTACATGAAATGTTTAAGCAGGGTGATTTGGATTTTCTTTTTGGAGGGGAAAGGAAATGAGTACACAACGTTATATTTCAACGTCTTTTTGGGACGATGACTGGATTCAAAGTTTAGATCCGTCGGAAAAACTTTTATATCTGTATTTAATGACAAATCCGCTGACAAACATCGCTGGAATATACAAAATAGCGAACCGGCGCATTTCTTTTGATACCGGATTTAATACCGACACGGTTAAAATGATACTGGATAAGTTTGAGAAAGCTGGAAAAGCGTGCCGATACGATGAATATGTCATAATCCCGTCCTGGCCAAAACATCAAAAATGGGAAACAAGTTCAAAAATAAGAGCAGGAATAGAGTCAATACTCAAAAAATTACCGCAGGGATTATTAGAACATCTTAAAACGATAGGGTATATATACCCTTCGATACCCTATATATACAGTTCCAACTATTCTGATCTTGATCTTGATAAAGATTCTGATCTTGATCCTGATACTGATAAAGATACAAAACAGAAACCCTTTGAACTTCTAGCCAGAGAGCCAAAAAACGACATAGAGCGTGTAAATAAAAAATGGCTTGAAAACTTTTTAACTATTCAAGGCGAATATCCTATAAATCCGAGTTGGAACTTATCAACGCCGCTTGTAAAAAAAGCGATTGAACAGGTCGGAGTTGAAAAAATATTAAACGCTCTAGATACGGCGAAAAAAGACGTTTTTTGTCTCAATTCCGGTTATTTACTCAAAGTTATCATGTCAAGCAATGTGATAAACAGGCTTATTCACAGCGGTTCTGGAAAACATAAAATCGCCGCGGATAACATTTCGCGTAATAACGCAAGAGAATATTTATCGGAGGCAACATGAACGAATCATCGAAAATTTATTTGTATAGACTTAAATCAAATCTTGCAGAGTATCAAGAACAGGAAAAAGCCAAATGGGAAGCGTTACCCGAAGAGGAAAAACAGAAAATACTCGCCGAAAGGGAATTATTGGAAAAACAAAAAGAGTTTGACAGGCAGGCTGAGGAACGCAGAAAACAGATAGACAGTTGGAAACATCGGGGAGTAACAAAGCGGTATTTTGAAGCCAAATGGAATAATTTTATAGCCGATACTCCAGAAAAAGAAAAAGCGATTAACGCCGCCAAAACCGCATGGAGTAAAAATCTGTTTTTCACAGGCAGTAACGGGACAGGAAAAACACATTTGGCTATGTGTTTGGCAAAAGACGGAGCGATATACCGCAGATTGCCTGACATCTTCCGTGAAGTTCGCTCCTCTTATTCGTTGCATGGCGGCGATTCGGAAGAGGAAGTTCTTGATTATTGCGGAGCGTGTGAATTATTGATTATTGACGAAATAGGACGGCAGAAATTCAGCGACTTTGAGATGAATTTATTTTTTGACATTATAGACCGCCGTTGGAATAACGTATTGCCTACGACAATTATAACTAATCTGACATGGGAAGATTTTACAGAATTATACGGTACGGCGATACTTGATCGACTGCGACCTGTAGAAGTCCGTTTTGATTGGGAAAGCATGAGGGGGAAAGCATGATTGAAATACCGATAGGCAAAGCGTTAATAGCGGTTGAAGCAGAAACGGAAGTTTGTGAAGGCTGTAGTGAAGATATGTTAGGAATGTGTGAAAACTGTAATGTTAAAATAAGATGCGTCCAATGTGTAATTTTGGAAAATGGCAGCAAATGTAGAGACATAAAGTGTAATGCAAAAGGTCGTAAAGACGGCAAGAACGTGATATTCAAACTTGTCGATATTAACAGCCATTATATTGACGGCACTATACGGAAACCAATACGGAGGGAAAGCGATGAACAGTTATAAGTATAATCCATCTTGTTGTACAAATTGTATAAATGAGGTTTGGGCAAATAAAAATTATTGTCTATTAAATAAAAAATTAAAACTTGAAAAATATATATGTACAACAGAACGGCATCCAAAGTGTCCATTAAAAAAAGCGCAGGAGGGAAAGCGATGAAAAAAGCATTTAATGTGGTCGATATGTTCTGCGGCGCGGGTGGCGAATCTTCCGGCATTATGCAAGCCGCTCTTGAACAGGACATGAAAGTAAATCTTTACGCCATAAATCATTGGGAAGTGGCAATGGAGACGCACGCCGCCAATTATCCATACGCAAATCATCTTTGTGAATCAATTGAAAGTATAGACCCGACACGAATTATAAAGAATGGCAAAGTTGATCTTCTTTGGGCTTCGCCTGAGTGTACTCATTTTTCAAACGCTAGGGGAGGCAGACCGAGAAGCGACCAGAGCAGGGCTTCGCCGTGGTTAATTCTTAAATGGCTTCAAGAACTTCAAGTTGAAAGGGTGATAATCGAAAATGTAAAAGAATTTCTTTCATGGGGACCGTTAGACAGGAACGGCAAGCCAATTAAAAATAAAAAAGGCGACATATTCAAGGCGTTTATTTTCACGCTTCAAAGTCTCGGTTATAAAGTGGATTGGAGAGTTCTTTGCGCTGCGGACTTCGGCGCTCCGACTACACGGCAAAGATTATTTATTCAAGCGGTAAAAGGGCGAAAAAAAATATTGTGGCCGCAACCTACTCATTCGGAAAACGGCAATGGATTAAAGCAATGGAGATCGGCAAGGGAAATAATTGACTGGAATATTCACGGACGTTCTATTTTCAACAGGAAAAAACCGTTAGCGGAAAACACGATTAAAAGGATAGCCGCCGGCATTGAAAAATATTGGGGAGATGACGCAAAGGCGTTTCTCGCTTGTCTTTACGGAACAGGAACGGCAAGAACGCTTGATTTGCCATTGCCGGCGGTATCCTGCGTTCCTCATTATGCCGTTGTAGAACCAGTTTCTTTTATGTTGGGACAGCAATCCTGCGCCGCTCCGCGGTCTGTTGATAGTCCAGCGCCAACAGTAGCGACCGCCGGAGCGATTAGTTTATGCCGTGCGTTCATAACAAGGTATCACGGAGGCAAGGATTTTGAAAAAAGAAATCACTCGCTAGAAAATCCGCTTCCATGTCTCGATACGTCAAACAGATACGGATTAGTTGAGCCGTTTGTTTTTAACATCGGACAGACTTCCGCAAAGGATAGAGCAAGGTCAATTGATGAACCGCTGTCTACGGTCGTTACGAAAGCGGAACATTGCCTAGTGGAACCGGGTTATTATCTGGATATTTTATTCCGAATGTTACAAAACCCTGAATTGAAATTGGCGCAAGGTTTTCAAAGCGCTTACATTCTTAAAGGAAATACGACAGAGCAAACAATTCAAATTGGAAACGCCGTGCCGCCGCCTTTGGCGAAGGCGCAGGTTGAACTCGCAATGAGCGCATAAAGGAGTTTTTATAAATGGTTCGTGATTACAGGTTGGATCAGGGGAGAATAAAGGCAATGGTGAGAGAGGAATATTACAGAATTAAAAAACAACAGCGTGATATGCAAGAAGGCGAAAATCCTTGTGAGGCGTGTCCGCTGAGAAACGATTGTTTGACGGAGTATACAGATGTTAGAAATCAGTGTGTTGCATATAAAGAACTGATTAAATATTAAGGGAGGTATTTATGTTTGAGAAATGTCCTTGCGGTTCCGGCAAATTATACGGAAATTGTTGTAAGCCTTACATCAAAGGTAAAGAGAACGCGCCCACGCCGGAAGCCCTGATGAAAGCCCGGTACGCTGCCTATGTGTTACATGAAATCGACTATATTCTCGATACCTGTAAAGACAAAATTTGGATTGACCGTAGAAGCGTTGAGAAGTGGAGCGAAACTTCAATTTGGCTTGGGCTTGAAATTATTAAAAGCGATGAGACCGGAAACGTGGAGTTCAAAGCGTTCTACGAACAGGGGAGATTGAAAAAAGTTCATCATGAACTGGCGTATTTTGTCAAAGATGATGACGGTCGGTGGAAGTATGTCAACGGCAAAATATTTGGCGTGCCTGTTGTGAGAACCGAGACGAGGCAGGGCAGGAATGAATACTGCGCCTGCGGTTCCGGTAAAAAATACAAGCATTGTTGCGGGAGGTAGATTATGAAGGATTTTTTGTTTTCATTTTTTGCGTCATTTTTTGTAATGACTATTCTTCTTTTAATTTTTAAGAGGTAGGTGAATATGAAGCCTTGCGATACTTGCCAGCGCGATGAAGAT